AGAAATGCCTTTAGATGAAATTTTTACATCGTAACTACCGGACATTAATTTACTGATTACTTCAGTTTTGAAAATCATTCTAAACTTATCACCAGTACCAGTCACAGGCAATTCAAGTGAGTCGGTGTGTGCCGAATCATTCTGCAAGTCAAGTGTAACGATATTGATTTTTGCACCATCAGATTCGATTGCAATTTGTGGTGAAGATAGAACAGAAGCCGCACGGAGAATCCACTCAAAGTCTTCAGCAGAAAGAGAGAAAGATACTTCTGGATCAGGCATTGTTAATGCTTTCTCTGGAGGAGTATTAATCAAATTGCCGGCACAGAATCGATATAGAATCTTAGAACGGCCGCCGTTGCCTACGATAACGACATTGTTATCGGAGAATTCAAACGATGGATCATCTTTGTGTAAGGATACCACAGAAAGAAAGTTGTTCAAATCATAAACACCAAACTCAGTTGGAATTTCTTCATTGATAGTTGCCTCTGCGAGAATGTTCTTCAGAGAAGAAACAGTCTTTAGAGTTTTGCCTTGTTTAAATAAAAGGCCTTGATTGATAGAACCAAAGTTCTTCAAAACGGAGAGTGTGTCATTCGATAATTTCATAATTTAGTTTCCTTAGTCAAATCGTGATTATGTAGAGCCATAATGCTATAGTGTAACACTTTTAGCAAATCTTTGCGGTTATAACCGTCTTTCTTCCCATATCTTTGGGAATACTTCATAATGTTACCAATGCAAAATCCTTCACCATGTCCTGAGTCCATGATAAATTCAGTTGCCTGGAACTTGTTCTGTGAGTAGTGTTCGCCGTAGGTATCATCAATGTACTTTTTGAGCTCATTGATGATACGGTCTTCACTATACTTGTATTGAATAGTGTTAGTTTTCATTAATAATACTATCTAATTCAAAAAATTTATTTAAAGAAGATGAAGTATTATTTTCTTTATAATCAATAAGTTTTTGGTCATTCACACCAAAAATAATTAATTCACCATCATCTTCACATAGATTAAATACATTAGCTGGTAAAGCACCAACAAGTTTAATTGGAGAATCTGTGGGTTGTTTTCCAGCAAAAAATCCAAAACTTGCTTGTGATAATTTTAAATAGTATTCATCAATAAAATCTAAAACTTTATCAACATAAGATTTAGCTACATCTTTGCCTTCTAATCTTCCAGTATGTAAAATAATATGAATTTCTTTTCCTGGATTTTTTTGAGCTAAAGAAGCAGAATTAAAAATAGCTTTTGATACCATCTCAGATGAAACTACATAATATAAAATATCTTTAGTATTTTTATATCCATTTAAATTTAACCAATTCTCACCTTGCTTGTCACTCCAAGCAATTAATTGCAATCCAGCATTTATATTACCACGTTCTTGGTAAATAGTAGAAGCCATTGTGGTAATTTTTTTTGATGTGAAACATGTAGCATTAGTTTTTAACCAAGATTCAATTGAATCATAGTTTGCTTCTAATGTACCACGGTCAATTTTCTTTTTACCGATATCAACCCAATCATCCATTAGATTTGGACTAGAAACAACAGGCTGATTAAGTAATAAACCAAAATCATCAATAGCATCATCTTGTAATTTGGTTGAGTTTACATATTCACCAGTAAACTCATAAACATTAACAGGCACATTTTTATGTTTATAATCGTCAATAAGAATTTTATTTCTTGTTCGACCATTTAATTCAATTAATTGTCCATTAATAGAAACCGCAGAAATAGGTTTATCTGTTAATCCTAAATTATATCCAACTGAGATACTATGTGCAAGTTTACTTATATCTGGATTTATTCCATTCTTTCTAGTTGGTTGTCTACTACCAGCGCCAGTTCTGACGAAAGTAGATGATGATGCCAATATAGTCTCTTTGAATTTAAGACCTTTAGGTAAAGAATTTGTTGTGCCATTATGTGGTATATAATATTGTGGATAAGCATCTTTATTAAGTAAAGATATTATAAACTTTAATTCTTCTTCACTAAATGATCCGTGTTTAACAATACGTTTAATCAATTCCATAATATAAAATAACTCCTATAATTTACCAGTATATTGTGCAACAGCAGGCATGTTACCACTAAAGGCGTATGTGCCGATGTGTTGTGTTTTCATCCATGGACATAGATAAATTGTTCCACCCATCTTACGCCACATTTGACAGAACATATAATCTTCTGAAAGATATCGTTCTGAACCACCACCTGTGATACTATCTTTCGTATCGATAACAGTATCAAAGTAAGCGTGAATATAACGTGTACCATCAAAGTTGGCTTGACCAACATGATCTGGTTTATATTTGATAGATGGATATTCAACTTCCATTCTTTCAAACACTTCACGTTTCACTAACATGAAACCTGTACCAATTTCCATAACTTCAAGGGGTTCAGTTACTTGGAATTGTGATGTACCTTTTACAACATTGAAAACGTATTCGCCTACAAGTTGTTCAAGTTCTCTTGGTTCCATATCAGGATGTGAGCGAGCAGCTGCTGCAACATTACCCCAATTGATTGATTTCTTAGGATAAGGTCCGCCGATAACATCTTTATCTAAGGCAAGAAGTGCTAAAACATCTTGTGGATTATAATGAATATCAGAATCGATAAACAAAAGGTGTGTATAACCAGAACGGAGAAATTCATCTACAAGGTAGTTTCTTGCTCTGGTAATTAGAGATTCATTGAATAGGAATGAAAACTTAGTTTCAACCCCATATTTTGCCATTGTTGTTTGTAAGTCCAATGCTGACTTGACATAAAGACCGTGTGACATGCCACCGTACATAGGTGTGGCAATAAACAGTTTGTTCTTTTTTAGTTCTTCGACTTTAACTTGTATTTCCATAATATATCCATAAAATAAAAAGGGGGAGTAATATTATATATATCACTCCCCCTAAGGCTACCTAAGGTATATTAGGCGAAAGCACGTTCACCTTGTGAACGGATTGCTTGAATGCCAGCAGCGACAATGCGCTTTGTTGGTGTTCCGAGGCGGTAGAAAGAAACTTTCTCACCACTTGACTTAACACGGCTGTTCAAGTAGATGGCGTGGCCATCGTTACGCAACTCATTGATAGTTGCGGATGGGTTTGCAACACCGAAAACACTCTGCATCTTAGTAGGTGTTAAGGTGTTATAAGAACCCGACTTTGACAAATATGCCAATACTTTATTTTTTGCACTCATTATGAATACTCCAATTTTAGTCTCTCAATAAAAAAACATCTGAGAGGAGACTGTTCTCTCAAATCAAATAATATTATAACAGAAGCCGTGCTAGTTGTCAACACTTAGCACGGCAAATCTTTCAATTAGAAAGGAACTTCGTCACTTGTACCTGTTTCTTCAATAGGTACAATCTCAACGGCATCAAGATTAATACCAGCATCAACTTTGGTATACAAGTCAAGGAATGATGCCTTTGTATCTTCATCAAAACGATTCAAACAAAGACCAATTGCCTTCATCTTATCACCAAAGATACCGAAAGTGGAAACAATATGCACTAAACGGCGAGTAGAAATCACTTCATCACATCCACCGTCAGCGAATGTTTTGCGAATGGCATCTGCCCATGTAACAAGTTTATCAGCAAAATCATCATCTGCACGACCGGCAGATTCTAATTCTTTCTTCATAATCTTGCGTTCAATGTTAACTGGCGGCCATTGTTGTTCATAAGTATTTGGGAATCGTTCAAGGAACGCCTCATTCAATACGTTAGTAAACATGTAACGACCATCATCTGAACCTTTACCTTTAGTATTTGCAGTAGCGAATACAGTAAATCCTGGTGCAGGTACAATCAATTCACCTTTCTTTTTCAACATGAAAGGTTTACCCTCAAGCACACGTTGTAAAGAAGCGAGATTCTGAGCACCGTAATCAATTTCATCGATACACAAAACAGCACCCTGACGAGCAGCCGTTGTAACAGGACCGTCACGCCATTCCATATTACCATTAATCAAAACATAGTTACCAAGTAAATCA